GCGGCACGCTGTTTATGCTCGGCGCGTAAACGATTATTGAACGCTGCCCTTCGAGCTGGTTCCCTCGCAGGTTCAGTCCTGTTACTGGCCCCGGCACAACGAAGGATTCCACGCGCTGGCGGGCGCTCGCGCGCTCGTCATAGAAGTCGTTGGTGGTGAATAGCAGGCCTGAAACGTTCGGATCCGATGGTTGTGCGCTCAGGATGCTGTGGGCGTCCAGGTATAGGTCGGCGGTGGCGGTGTCGACCTTGAGGAACGCCTTTTTCATGCTGACGTTGCCATAGGTGCGGTTTACCCGGGAGATGTCCTCGAACAGGTTATTGATGTCCCCGTCGATCACTTCCAGCCCGGTCATCTGTCCGCCGCCGTCTTCGTCGTCGGTCAGGCGCTCTGGCTGCATTAGCTTGATATCGCTTGCGGTTATTGGCATTGGTTACACTCCTAGGGTTCGACAGTGACCAGCCGGATCGTCACCTGGTATTGCCAGTCTGGATCGGTGCTGGCTGCGGTGTATTGGAAGATCGGGTCGGCCTCGACGGCAATGCCCCGGCTGCGGTCAAACACGACGGTATAGGTTCGCCCGTCCGGCAGGGTCAGGGGCAGGCCCGGGCCCGGCGTGGCTTCTTTTGCATAGAGCGCGTCGAGGGTCTGCCGGTCCAGCCAGCCGTTCAGGGTGATGGGGCGACCGTATTGCTTCACGCCTTCCTGTATCAGCAGACCGCCGATTAAACTGCGTTCCCGGGTCTGCTCGACGGTGTTGTGCCGGAACTCGTCGAGCCAGACCAGGTTGTCGGTGAGGGTCAGGTCGTCTAGCGTCATTCTGTCGCCCTCATGCCGGCTTGGTTCAGGAATTCCATCAGGTTGTTTACGCTGTCCGGGTCGCCCGAAAGGCTGGCCGATCCGCCGGTCGGCAAATTCAGGTCAATGCGCTGGGCTGGTGTCTGGGCAGGCGCTGGCGTTCTTGGCTGATTTTGCTGTCTCTCAGACTGCTGACGCTCCCGCTCAGACTGCTCCTGCTGGCGCTGGCGTTCCGCTGCCTCACGCTCCCGCTCGTTCTCGGCTTCACGCCGGTTTTTCTGCTCGATCTGGTTGATCTTTTCAAGCTGCTCAAGGGCCCGGGCATAGTCCGCCGCTGCGTTATCCGCTCCAGCCTGCCGGGCCTGCTCCAGTTGCTGCTGCAGGCGCTTCCGTTCGGCTTCAAATTGCAGGCGCTGGGCTTCTTCGGTATCGCCCTGAATATCCGCCAGCCGCTGGCGCAGGCTGTTGAGCGTGGACTCAGCCGTGGCGTTGAGGGATTCCATTTTGCTGCGGGCGGCATCGATGGCCTGCTGCAGGCCATTCAGGCGCTGGTTGTCCAGAAGATCGAATTTATTGGCAGCCGTGTCGCTGATATTGGCGAGTTGGTCCATGGAGAAGGTGCCGGATTCGATCCTCTCCTGCAGTGTCTCCATGGCCGTGGCTTGCTCGTAGAACTGCTGTGTCACCTGGGCGGCAGCGAGAGCCGTATCGGCAAACCACGCGGCAAAGCTGTTGGACATCAGCCGCCGGCGGGCGCTCGCCAGCTCCTCGGTGCGCTGGCGAGCACGCTCGAGGGATTCCGACGCGGACTCCGCCTCGTTCACGAAGGCGTTGCCGCCGATCTTCATTTCGAACAGGTTTCTGGCGGCGGTTGAGAGCGCGGTTACCTGTTCACGGGCATTGGATATGGCTTTGGCGAAGGCAGCGCCCCAGGTGCTTCGGAACTTGTCACGGGCTTTCTCGGCTTCCTCGGCAGCTTGCTTTGTTTTCTCCTTGACCCCATCAATGCCTTTGCCGGCTTCTTCGCTTTCTTCCGCAATATCGCCGAGACCCAGGTCGACGTCCTCGCCTCGCAACTCCGCCAGCTTGATGCGTATGGTTTCCAACGCCTTGTTGGCGCCTTCGGCCCCGATCTCGCCCGCTTCCTTGAGCCCTTTGATCTTCTCCTGCAGGGCGATGAGTCCTTTCCTCGAGTCCACGGCCTCGATAGCGTTGGAGAAACCTTCTCTGAACGCCAGGGCTGCCTGCTCGCTATTCAGCCCAGCCTTCTGAATTTCGCTGGCCATATCGCCAACATCAACAATCGCCTTTTGAGCCTCGGTGCTGATGCCGGTCATGGTCTCTTTGACATCAATGCCGTATTTGCTCAGCCCCTGCCGGGCAGACTCTGTCGCCCGTTGCTGTTTCCGCATGGACTCTTCGGCAACTTCGCCGGCAGTCTTCACTCCCTCCGTGTATGGCTCCAGAGTGGCGACGGTATTATCGATTTCCTCGCCGGTTCTCTTGGCTGCCTTTTTGGTGTTGTCAAAGGCGTTGAAGGCATCCTTGCCAGCCTGCAAAGCCTTTCTGCCGTACTCTCCCGTTTGTCTTACCAGATCTGCTGTTGTAGCTGCCGCTGCGTCAGCCTTGGCTTGCAGTTTGGTGTAGGCCTCATCCCCGACAATACCCAGGGCGTTCAGGCCCTGCGCCACCTTGGCCGCCAGAGTTAGGCTGACCGTTAATACCCCAGATACAACCGCAACGACCTCGGTCGCTAATATCTGCACTCCCCGGAACACAGCGGTAATCCCATTACCCAGAAACTGGGCGGTATCAACCAGCGTCTGGAAGCCCTTGCCGATCGACTCCTGGTTCTTCAGCAGGGTCTCAAAGAAATCGATGGCGGCATCAGTGGCGTCAGCGAAGATCTCAACCAGCTTGTCGCCAGCACCAGAGCTGTTGAACAGCTCCAACACTTTCTCTGTGGCCTGGCCAACCGCTGGAGCCAGCTTGGCGCCGATCCGAGTGGTCAGAGCCTTCAGCTTCAGGTCGATGCTGTTGTAGACATCGTTGGCCTTGTTGAGCCTGTCCAGTTCGTCATCGGTATAAATGGCGCCGTCTTTCTGGGCTTCTTCCGCAATGGCCCGCAGCCCGGCAGCGTTGTTGTCCAGAAGAGGCTGCAACTGGCTGGCGTCACTACCGAGCTTTTCGAGAAGCGCCACCTGTTCTGCTTTCGGGATGCTCTGGATAGCCTCCGCAAATCTGAGCATCTGCTCATCTGGAGCCAGCCCTTCGAAGTCGGCTATCTGGAGATTCAGCCGTTCCATTACCTGGGCGGCTTCGCCACCACCGCTGGCCGAGAATTCGCCAAGTCGCTCAGTGACACTGCGCAGAATGTCTGTGACTTTTTCACCGGTCAGGCCTACTCGTTCACCGGCAATCTGCCAGATCTGCAAAGCTTCCCGGTTAACCCCGATGGCGTTGGAGGTGTTGGCGAGTTCGTCCGCCAGCGAGGCCTGGCTTCTGGAAAATATGGTGAGGGTAGCGGCAGACGCACCTATGCCAGCAACCAGAGCGGCGGCGCCGGTAGCGACGGCTTTCAGGCCAGAGCCTAGTTTTCTGATGAGTCCAGAGGATCGTTCGGCGTTATCGCCAAGCTCTTCAGTGCCCTGGGCTGCCTTTTTGGTGCCTTTCCCCGCGCCCTCGGCAGAATCCTTTATCTCGCGAAGCTCGTCCGACATGTCGGACGCTTCCCGGTTAACTCCGTCAATCTCTTTGCGGATCCGGACCTGCTCGCCGGCCAGGTCTTTGGTGCTGACACCGGCGCCGTCGAGCTCGCCACGAAGCTCATTTAACTGGTGATTGTTGGAGATCCAGGCTTCGTCGGCACCTTTGGCAGCCTTTTTGGCCCGCTCGAATTCCTGAACCTGTGCCCGGGCGGGCTTCTCGGTTTCCGAAAGAGCCTTGCCCAGTTCAGTTGCGCGGGCCTTGGCTGACTGCTGCTGCTCTGCCAGCTCTTTGGTTTCGCGCTTGAGATCGGCAAACTGGGTAACGAGGCCCTGCTGTTCCCTGAGTTTGGTCAGGCGCTCCGCCAGCCCGCGCATTTCCTCCGAGGTTTTCCCTAACCCCTCGCGGAGGCCCTCAGAGTTGTCGGGCAGTTCCACACGGCCGGTTTTCTCCAGCTCTTGCAGGTCGCCGATCAGGCCCTCTACGTTTTTGAGCCCGTCGACGGCTGCAGATATCAGCAGGTTGACGCGTTCGTCATTTCCTCCGGCCATGTGTTGTCATTGCCTCCCCGCTTAGATCATTGCCATTTCGACGAACTTGCTCAGGCCCTGGCCGGTGCGGGTTTCATCCGCCAGCACGGTTCCGGACAGAGTCAGTTCGGCAAAGTCCTCACCGCCGTGGCGTTGGAACCCGGATGTGGGCGAAAGCTTCACGCGGAAGTAGGTGGCATGCAGAGGGTTGCCGCCGTCTACCGCGTTGAGGCCTTCCCAGCGCAGCTCGAACACTTCCTGTGACGCTGCCAGTGCCTGAATCAGGTACTGCGGGTTGCGCTCGTAGGTCACTTTCAGCGGTAGCATGGTGTCCGCTTCCGGGTACTGGATGTTGGCCGGGGAATCCTGGATTCGGATGCCGTGCGGGGTCCGGTCGTAGTCTTCGCTGGCAACCAGTGCGGCCTTGCCAACATGAGTCCATACGACGGTGCCGTCGGTCACCGTGCCATAACCGGTGGGCCAGGTTGGCTCTGTTGCGTCGGTGGTGCCGCCAGTCGTTGCGAGATAGGCCTCTGTGCTGTCAATCAGTACTGCGCCCTCTGCGACCTCGGTTGTGGCGGTCCATGTGGTGTCATCAGCAATAGTCACGCTGACACTCTGATCCGGGTCAGGCAGATACCGGAAGCCCACGCGGGTACCGTACCAGGACTGCAGTTCCTCATCGGTGACGGACTGAGCGCCCAGCTTGTCCACGTTCGCCAGGAAGCCGGCGGCGATGTTCTCCGGAGTGATGTCGTTGGCAGTTGCTTCGAACGTAAAGGCGGATACCCGCTCGGTAACATCCAGCTCACCGCCAGCGGCTGTGGTGAAGTCCTGCCGAGATTGGCGGTCAATCTCGATTGATTCAGTAAAGCTGGTCACGTTGCCCAGCTCGAAGGGTCGCCCTCCGCCAATTGGCCGGAGGATGAAGCGGCCACGGCCCTGATAGCCGCGAGTGTCTGAATTCAGTGCCATGGTGTTGTCCTCTTATGGCTGGGGTTGCGTTATCAGCGGGTAGCTGATCGTGATGGTGTGCGTGACACCAGCGGTGCTTGAACCAGGCTCCGGGTGGACATAATCGCCACCGGAGATTGATACATTGGTGGTGTTTGGAAGCGCATCGATGGCCAGCAGCGATGCCAGGGCCCGGGTAATGTCTTCGTCCAGCTCGTCCAGATCCGGTTCATAGTCCCGATCATTGGCGTCCACCATGCCGGTGATCAGAACCTCTCGGGTTTTGATGACCGCTCTGGGTTTGGCAGATCCAGGGGCGCTGGACGAGGTGCTGACCGAAATTAGCGGTAAATCGCCTTGCTCTATTTTCAGAGCCTCGGGCCGCCCGCGTGTAACTTTGGCGCCGGCGTCCGTTTGGAAGCCATTGGCCGTGGTGATCTTTTCAAGCTCATCGATGATGCGATCCACCAGGGCGGTGCTTCGTGCGGGCATTACCGGGCCTCCTTCTGCATCGCGTATCGGAGCTGCGCCCGGTACTCTTTCACCAGTTCTTTGGAGACGTCCGGCTTGAGATCATCCCGAACACTTCGGAACACCTGATCAACCGATGGGCCATACAGGTGTTCGATGTCTTTCTTCCCGGATCCGGTCCGAACAAACACGCCCATGACGCCAGAATTTTTCAGAGGAAGCAGAAAGGCACCGCGCATTTTCTTGCGGCCACCCTGCCGGGAGACCGACACGGAAACACCTGCCTGCTTTTTGCCAGAGGGGATACCCCGGAGCCGATCGCCGCGAGCAGAGCCGGCAGCGAGGGCCAGCTGCTTGGCGCCATATCGTGCCAGTCGAGTAGGGCGCTTGCGGCCAGAGATCACGGCGGTTGGATTGCGCTCCGTGGCTTTCTGGTTGATGGTCAGGTTTTCGTTCACATAAGAGGCCGGCAGGCGCACCTGGCCGCGAATAGCTTTGCTCGATGCTGTCCGGAACTTCGAGGCCACCCGGTTAACAGCCCGGAACTGGGCCTTTCCCGCAGCTTTAATAGTGCCCCGGATAAACTTACGGGCCAGAGAGACCTGCCGTTTGTCGATAGTCAGACTCATCTCAACACCACCTTTGCAAGCTCGTCATCTTTGACGGCCATGAGCTGGTCGACCTTGTATGTCTTCCCCCGGATAATCACCGGCAGGCCCTGCTGTATTTCCGGCACCTGGTCCGGAAGAACCGACACCGTGGTGCGGCTTTCAACCACGGGGTCGTAAGCGCCAAGCTCGACCAGCTCCTTCGCCACAATGCCTCGGGCGGGCTGACCGGCGAAGGTGATGTCTTCGCCGAACATGTCGATGCAGATTTCTGCCGTTTCTCGGGCCAGGTTAAGCATGTACTTTCAGTCTCAGTCAGTAGCCTTTATTCAGCGCCCTGCATCACAGGGCGCTGTAAAAGACCGCTCTATCAGCTATCAGCCCAGCAGGCGGACCACGCCGGTGGCAGAGGGGTTCTCTGCAGCGGCTGTTGCAACGCCAATCTTGGTGTTGCCCGATGCGGTGGTGGTTGCCGCACTGCCGGTCCAGTAGATATCAACACCTACTGTCCAGGCCTGAGCAGACGTTTTCGGCAGCGTCCATACACCGGTTAGCTGGCCCTCAAACATTTCGCCTTCTGCGGCATTACCGAGGGCAATCACCACAAGCGATCCGATCACTACCGGGCCTCCAGAAACAACCCCCCCCGACGGGGCCTCAAGGGTCAGGACGTGACCCGGTTGAACAAAGTTAATAGCCATTAATCCGTCTCCTTATGCGCCAGCGTTGTAGGCGGCACCACGGTAGTCCAGCGCAGCGACGCCGAAGTCGTGACGCACCTTGTAATTAGTGCCATCCACATCAAACCCTTCCTGCATTTCCAGGTAAGGCTGCATGTTGCCGTCAAGAAACGCGACCTCGATCACCGGCGCATCAGAAGGCGATGCAAATGTGTAGTAGCCGGTGCCGGACAGGCGGGGAGTGTCGATCACGTCACTGAACAGCCCGCGAACCATGTTTGGGCGCTGCAGTTTGCCGCTGGTTTCTGGGTCGTACTGCGCTTCGTTAATGACACGAGCCGTGCCGCCCAGGCCCATGGGCACCAGAAGGTTGGACGGACGAATGTCCAGAAAGTCAATGCCGCTCACGTCTTTCTGCTTTGCCATGAGCACCCGAAGCGCCTCAATGGCTTCAACAGACAATGCGCCAGTGGTTCCGATGTTGCCGTGATCTGCGTGGAACAAAGACTTGCCATCATCCATGGTCGGACCCTGGCCGCTATTTTCCGAGAGCAGGGCATAGACGGCAGCCTCGATGGTGCGGGCAGCTGCACGGCCGAGCATGTTGGAAAGCCCGATGAAGGCGCCCAGGTCATCGTTCACAATCGCCTTTCGGGTCAGCGAGATGATGTTACCGACAGTCTCCGCCTGGATGCTGGACTTCTCTCCGTCGGGAATGGCCTTGTAGTTGTACTTGCCGTGCTCGTTAACCGGGTCCAGGTTGCCAAGGCTGCCCAGGCGATAACGGTTATGGGCACGGAAGTCGCTCACGGATCCGGTGGCGCAAAAGCGGGACCAAGTGTCAGACGCTGTGGCGTAGGCCGCCTGAAGCGTTTTGTGCATAGCCTCTTCCAGGATCACCGGGAAGTCGCTGGTGCCCTGGGTAAATGCAGAGCCAACAATTCTCAGCTGGTCCATGCCTTTGGTGTTTGTGCCTGATGCTTCCAGGGAATCCCGGGCGATGTCCAGCATCTTATGGCCGCGATACGGGTTGTTGCGGTCCGCTTTGACGCCGCTAATGCCTGCGCGAGCCATGATCGCATCGACTGCGGCAGCGCGTTTAACATCCCGCTCGTCCTCAACCACGGTAATGCGACCCTGAATGGGTTGCGCACCTTCCGCCAGCTTGGCAAGAATCTTCTCGCCGGCCTGCGCAGCCGTAACCTTCATGTCATCAAGGCAGGTGGCTTTAAGCTCTGCAAGATCTTCGCGATCCTTGAACATGTCGAACTTGGCGGACACTTCCTTGCGGCGGGCCTGCTCGTCCTCCATGATTTTGGCGCGGATTTCTTCCTCGCTCTTCTGGGGGGTGGCCTGCGGATCAGCCGCCGGCTTCTTTACTGGATCAGGCATAAATGCCTCCTTTTGTGGTGCGGCGGCTGCCGCTGGTTCAGACTTCGGTTCAGGCTTCGCAAATTTCGCAAAGCGGCTGAGGTCGAAGGTTCTTTCAATACTTGCCGCAATCGGCAGGGCCTCGGTCACCTGGTTCACATACCCGGCTGCCTTTGCTTCCGCCGCGGTAAACCAGTGGTCCTTGCCATCACCCATCAGCGCCATAAATGTGCTGGCGTCCGTCCCGGTGCCGTCGGCATAGGCCTCGGACATGGCGGCGGCGTACTTGTCCATGATGTCCGCCATTTCGCGCATCTCGGTGGCATTGCCAATCGAAAAGCCCCAGGGCGCGTGGATCATGAATAGGGCGTTGCTGGCCATGTTCACGGTGTCGCCGGCCATGGCAATCAGGCTGGCGATACTGGCGGCAATACCATCAATCTCGACAGTAACTTCAGCGGGGTGGCGTTTCAGGGCGTTGTAAATGGCGATTCCGTCGGTAACGGAGCCGCCGGGGGAGTTGATGCGGAGGGTGATTGCATCGGCATCCAGCGTGGCGAGATCTTTCACAAACGACGCGGCTGCTATGGACTCGTCGTCCCAGCTGTCGCCAATGTCGCCATAGATGAAGATCTCGGCGTTGCGCTCGCCGAGTGCTTTAATCGAAAAGGGGTTTTGATTTTTTGGCATGTCGCAGCACCGCTGGTTGTTCAGGTGCTTTTACTTTCCCAGAAGTGCTACGACATTTTCAGGGGCGGGATGTCGTGAATTTGCTTAATCGTCGTCGTCAGCGGCGCTATCAACCGCAACCTTCCACGCGGCATCTGAATCAAACACAAGGCCGCGTGATTTCGCCTCTTTGCGGAAGTTCTCGACCTGGTCCAGGACGTCATAGGGGTTCACGCCGCGCTTACGCATGACCTCCACTTCTGATGCAAAGCCAGCCTTGACCAGTGTGGCCCAGCCGTTGGCTTCTTTCAGTGGGTCGATCCATGGCATTGACTGGCCAACAAACAGAGCGTCATCTTCTGTGCCTCGAAGAATGCCGGCCGGCTTTGGCACCACGCCAGAAGCATCGGCCACCCTCACGAACTCAGCCCAGGTGGGCTGGATGATATTGCCGACGAACTCGTCTGTCAGAGTGGCGTAGTGGGTCCACTGCTCGATCAGCTCCTGACGCTGGGCAGAGAACGTGCCGTTGTAGTCCCGGGCAATGCTGCTGTATGTGGCTCCGACCCCGGCGGCCAGGGCTTTCAATTGGCCTTGCCGGAAAGTGATCAGGTTGGGGTTTGGGCGCTTGGAGTCGATGAGTCCTATTTCTTCGCCGACCTCCAGGCTGTCGACAATGGCACCAGGCTCCAACGAGAGTTCCCGCGGCTGCAAGTTGCCCTCGCTGTCCCGGGGGAGTGTATCTACGTCCAGCATTTCAGGGTTTCCGCGTTTAACGTAGGCGGTCAGCATGGCCGCGATCTTCGCCGCTACGCGCTCGGATTCCTCGTAATCCTTGATATCTTCAAGGCGGGTGATAACGCTTGCGAACTCCGAGACGCCACGTACCTGCCCGATGCGATCCGCGCAGGTGAGGTGGAGAATCCTTTGTGCTGAGACGCGCTTAAGGTCACCGCTTGATGCCAGTACAACGCCGTCAGTGGGATGGTGCTTATGAACCCAGTAGGCGCGAGGCTTGCCCCAAGTGTTCAGTTCAATACCCTGGCGAATGCCACGGCGCAGCTCGTTCAGCGAGTAGGGCACCATGTCCGGTTCGAAGATCTCGAGGGAAAACGGAACCCTGGTGCCGTGATCCAGGAGCGGCACTGGCCCGGAAAGCTTCTGCGAAAACGCTTCACCATCCCTCAACCAGGTCTTTGCCAGCAATCTCTGGACTCGCGCCCAGTGGAATTGACCGGTCACCTCCGGGTGCTTCTGCCAGTCGCGATACGCCTCCAGCAGAGCGGCAGCGTAATCCTTGTCGATCTTGCCGTCGGCGCCTCGCGGCTGGGGCTCGATGCCGATGCCTTTCGGCCCAACGACGTTGTTGACCAGAGTACGCAGGATACCCCGGGCAATGTCGTGATTCTGTTCCAGGTGCCGCGCCTGGTTGCGAATGGCCACAGCGCCCTGCTGTGTCTGGGTGTTGGGGCCGCTGGAGTCTCTGCGAAACTTGCGGAAGCGGTCCGGCTTGGCTGCCTCGTAGTAGGACTGCACCTTCCGTGCCTGCATTCTACGCAGCCCGGCTTGTGGGCTGAAATAGTTAACGAGGCGATCAACGATGGTGGTCTGAGCTGGCTTCGCCATTAATCCAATCTCGCCACAGAAAAACTGAGCCCGCCGATGGTCGGCGCACCGTAGGGCCGGTTTCTATCGGCAATAACCCGCTGCTCCCATTCTTTCCGACCGGCGCGGATTTCCGGCAGATCGGCGCGGGAGACCCGGCGGCCCTCAAACTGAATTTCTCGACCCTGTAGAACGGCAGACTCGGCAGCGAGGTACTTGGCAAGCATTTCGGGTGCAGTTGGTGTGGTCATGAAAAGCCCTTGATCGGTGGTTTATTCACCCTACTGATCGACTGACGACATTTTCAGGGGTGGAGTGTCGTTACTTGCAATAATGCGCTCGACCTGGCGGCGGCTAAGCTGGTGCCGGGTCGCCAATTCGTCCAGATTGTTGCCGCAGAACTGTTGCCTTATTTCGGTGTTACGAACAATGCGGCTCGGGCCCGGGATGTAAATTTCAGAGCCTCCGCACTCCTTCCTGATCTCCAGCACAATTTCATCAGATAGCAGGGCTGCCGACGTCTCTGTCATTGAAAAGCGGCGGGTCAGAGAGGCGGTGAGTATTCGGTGCAGCTCAACGGCGCTGTCGGTGTCGCAGTTCAGTTTGCTGATCATAGCCGGCCGCTCCATTCTGATTTACCGAGGCCTTTTGGCTGGCGTTTTTTGCGGGGCGTTTGTTGTGCCTGTCTGTCCTGTCGCTCTTTTCGCGACTCCCGCTCAGAGTTGCTTTCCACCGGCCTGGCCCATGGCTGGGCGGGATTGGCCCAGTTGATCTTGTCGGCCTGCAGGTGGAGCGCTCCAGCCCAGACCATGGCGCAAAGGTCGAGTGCCTCGTTGCGCTTTCGTATTTGCTTCCACTTGCCGGTTGGTTGTCGGACCTCTGCCCGCATCTCATCCCAGAAAGCAGCGCCCAGCCACTGAGGAAAGTGAAGGCGGGCAGGGCCACCGCTTTTCCTGCGGCTTGCGTTATAGACGGAATCCTTCAACAGGTTGGGATTACAGAGCAACTGCAGGATGTTCTTGCGGGTGCCTATCCGTGTTTTCCGGATAATGGGTGCCGTGATTGTCGACCCACCCTTGTAGATGATGCCTTTGTCGCCAAGCCCCTGCTTGCGCAGCCCGAGCCACCACCTCTTGGCGTTCTCGCTGACCCCTTCCTCACCGCCAGAATCACAGACGACCAGGCGGGGTCTCAGCTCCTGGCCCTCGACATGAGTCCGGTAAGTCGCGCCCAGGGTCTTTTCTGTCAGAACATCCCAGTCCTCTGGGTAACTGGCCGGGTCGATCGGTGCCTTGCCGGCGCCAACTCCGGGGCGGTTGCTTTCGCGGATCTCGTAGCGATCTATCAGCCATTGCTCCATCTGGGGACCGAACGCGTGGACCTGAACCACAAAGCGAGCATCCTGTCCGCCTTGCACGTCAGCAGAGACAATAATGAATCGCGCTTGCTCCGGCACTACAAACCGCGGGAAGTCTTCCGCCAGCTCGGAAACATTGGTAGCGCGGGACTCTTCCAGCATGGCTTGACTGAGATAGGGTCTCCCCCAGTCGGTGTTGATGATGGCCTTGAACGTGTGCTCGCTGCCTGTCGCGTTGTAGGTTTCCTTGGCCCGGTTGAGCTTCTCCGCCAGACTGGCCCAGGTCTGGAACGCGGCCGCTGGCCCCTCCATCCAGAAAGACGCAATACGCCCCATGCGGGGAGAACCCTGCAAAGCGCCATCCTTGTCCAGGTACCCGCCCTCCGGAACCCAGCGCCCATTGGCGTTCAGCTGCTTTTTTGCCGAGGGGTCGACCTCTGTGCCGCAATGAGGGCAAAACACCTTTGCAGACTGCTGGTTGAAGTTTTCCATCACTGGCTGAAACCAGTCGCTGCAACTGGATTCCGGGCACTGCCAGTACCATCTGCATCGGTTGCCCTGGTTGTACAGGTCCAGAATGCCGGTTGTGGGCGGAGCCATGTGGGGCGCATCGGCTGGCTGGCGCCAGGTGGGGTCCGTGATATCGCGTCCTGGGGAGCTCTCCGCCAGCGTCATACCGGTAGATCCGAATGTCTGGGTGCGCTTTGAGGCCAGCGTGAACGGGTCGCCTTCGCCGCCGACATCTTCTGTCAGCCGGTCGAAGTCGGTGATCAGCACGAACTTGTAGTCGGAGCTGGCCATGACGTTCTTGGACGGCCACTTTATGCCCAGGTAGTTACCGGCCCGGAATATCTTGTCATGCACGTTGTTGTCGTGGCCGCGCCGGCTCACCCGGGCGGCCAGTGCTGGCGAGTAAGACAGCATCCGATCTATCCGCTTTTTGCTGTACTCGCGGGCCTTCTCTTCACTGATCTGGATAACCAGGCCGTCCGCTGGGTCACACTCGATCTTGTAGGCAATGTATCCATCCAGAAGAGCCTGGGTCTTTCCGGTCCGGGCAGGGCCAACAAAAATCACGGAGTCATATTTGCGACCACCCATGCAGTCGAGCGGCTCCCTGATATAGGGCGCCCCGTCAGCGCTCCAGTCCTGAACGGTTCCATCACCGTTGACCATCTTCATATATTTGGCAGCGGCTTCGCTGGGCTTGATTCGGCGTGGCGGTCGGATCAGTTCGGCAACGTCCCGGCGGATCATTGTTGCGCTTGCGTAGCTACTCATCAGCATCGTCCTCGTCGATCACTGATAGATACATCTGCTCGCGCAGGGTGTCGGCAATGTTCTCCACCAGGTCAATGGCCTCGGGTGGCAAGCCGGCATCTCGCTCCAGCATGTCGGGTAGGCTGTCCAAACAACCGGCCATGGATTTTGCCAGCCGGCTCATTTCCCGATGGACTTCTTCAACCGGAACCAGAGAGCGCATCTCCTTTTCCAGCTTTACCCGCTCGTTCTCGGACTGGTACCAGTCCTTCCGGTCCTTCGGCATGAGTTCGTCCGGATCCGTTCCGCCAACCATCGAGACTTCAGCGAAAAGGGCAGGACCGACATCCTTCAGAGCGTATACGCTAACTCCATTTTTCTGAGAGGCTGGAAGCACTCCGGCGGTTCGAAGCCGGGACCGGACCGTGCCCCGATTCAAACAGAATGCATCAGCGATGCGGGTGATGTTCCAGTTATAGGCGTCGCTCAACTTATTGATTTCGGCGACCACTCTAACCACCCCTCGATCTAAGCCCCTTGCGCCCCAAGGGCTCGCGGTGGTGGCGGCCATGGGAGCCCGAAAACTTGCCGAAAACCGCGATTCCGCGCACCCGTGTAGCGCCGAGGCTCAGGAGTACCTTTGCCATTTTTTTGACGCGATGCATCAGCCGCGGGCTAGACAACCGAGAACCCCTTATCCCTCAGCACAAAGACTTCCCGGCTGGTCGCTGTCAGGCCTGATGCCGAGGATGTCACCACAATGGCGATGTAGCTACCCTTTACCAACTCTATACCAGGCACCGTGAGCTGGTACTTGCCGGCACCCTCATCTGATAGCGTCGATGGCGATGTGATGCCAGGTATCGCTGATCCATCCAGCCGGGTGATCTTAGCCTCAACAGTCGCGCCCACTACCGCCGCGCCGTCCTGGTCCTGCAGCTGGGTGACCTCCAGGATCATCGTGCTGTTGCGGTAGTAGACCTGCATGATTACGCGGCTGCCGTGGTGAAGGTGGCTG